ACGATGTGATTTAAGTTGTGATGGTGATAAATCTTTTAGATCTTTATGTTTCTGCATATGAGATTTAAGTTGTTTTTTTTGTGTATCTGATAATTTACCATTTGTTTTTGATGGTGGTTTTGAACTATACATATTATATTATATATAATATTATTAATTTATCTTTTTTTCAAATGTATTTTATCTATTTTATATGCTTTTGATTTTGGATTAACAGATGCATAGACTCTAGCATACGCCCATTGTTCTGGAGATTTAATATTTGGTCTTACTGATTGTGGATTACTCTTGTATGCTCCCTTTCCTTTATTAAAAATAGTTTTAATACCAGATAATTTATATCCAGATATTTTTGCTATTTCAATTAATGAATGTGGTTCATTTAATTTAAAACCATGTTTTTTATTGAATTGCTGTTTATACGTCAAAACCATTTATATTATATACAATTATTATTTTAGTAAAATATTACTAAACATCAAAAATAATATATATGAGATATTATATGGCTGGTTTTCATACAAAATCATTCTTGAAACATGACGATTATATGACACCACGATATGCTTGGGATAATATAAATCAATATATACCAAAAGATAAAGTAATATGGGAAGCATTCTATGGTGATGGTAAAAGTGCAGAATATTTAAGAGATTTAGGTTGTAAAGAAGTTATACATGAATCAATTGATTTTTTTGAAAATGATAAAGGTGAAGTGGTTATAAGTAATTGTCCATTTAGTAAAAGTAAAGATGTAGTTATTAGATTAAAAGAATTAGATAAACCATTTATTATTATTATGCCGTGTTTTAAAATAAGTACATCATATTTTAGAGAAAACTTTAAAGATAGTGATGATCCAATACAAATAATTATACCACGAAAAAGAATTCAATTTATTAAGAATGGTGATGAACTACAAAATAAATGTAATTTCGATTGTTTCTACTATTGCTATAAAATGAACTTACCACGAGATATTATTTGGTTGGATTAATACTTAAAAATAATGACATAATAAATATTAAGAAATAATTAATTCCAAAAAATTAAAATATTTGTTATAGTATAAATGGCGAGTGTTAAAACAGAAGATATTGAAAATATCAAAAAAATATTAAGATATGCTAAACCAGATAGTAAAGATACAACTATTGGTGTTTACAAATCTAATCTTAAAAAATTAGCTACTATATTCAATTCAAGTGATTTTAAGTTTTTATCAAGACCCAGTGTTGTTGAAAGAAAATTGAAAGATTATAAATTTAAAGTTAAAGATGAAATGAAAAATCTTAATTTTACTACAATTAGAAATATATACTCCGCAATCATAGTATTACTTGAAGGTATAGATAAATTAAATAATAATTCAAAACAAAAGAATACTATTGATAAATATATGACAAAAAGAGATAATCTAAATAAACTATATGATAGTAAAATGAAAGATGATAATGTAAGTGAAAAACAAAAAGAACAGATAGTTGATAAAAAAACTATTGATGAAATGATTGCTATGTTAAAAGGTGAAGTTGAAGAAATGCGTAATAAATCAAAAATGACTGTTAGTGATATATCCAAACTCCGTGCATATACTATATTCAGTATATTATCAAAAACTCCAACAAGAAATGATATGTCTAATATGATTTATGTAACTGATAAAATGTATGATGATGAAAATAAAAAAGTCCGTGATGTAAATAATTATTTAGTTGAAGATAAAGATGGTAATAGACGATTTATGTTTAATGACTACAAGACAAAGAAACAGTATGGAGAAGTTAAAGTAAATATTTCAAAAAAAGTAAATGAAGTGATTGATGAATATTTAGCATTCATGGATTATAGTTTTGAAGATGATATATTCCCAATATCTCGTAATAATATATCTACATTATTGATTAGACAATCAAGTAGATTAATTGGTAAAAGAATATCCAGCACACTTATGAGAAAAATATATGTTAGTGATAAATATAAAAGTCCACCAAAGATTACAGCAGAACAAGAAGAAGACGCAAATAATATGATGCATAGCGTTCAAACAGCACAAAAGATATATATTAAAAATAGTTAATCAAATAATAAACTATAAATTAAATCTGGTGGTATTGAATATTTTTCTTCTAATGTATATGTTTTATTAGTATATTTAGATCTACCATTACCACAACTACCAATATGTCGTCCATCAATAAATGAACCACATTTTTTATCACATAATTTTAATGTTTTTTTTTTATTAGTCCATATTCTTGTTCTTTTTCTGTATGGTTTTCCATACATACAATAATCACAATCTATAAATGGTAATGATTCCATAAATATTTGTTTTTTTAATAATGATGTTTGTGGATTTTCAATATACCAATATTCTGGATTAAAATAATTAATTATTTCTAATGATTTTAAAACTAATTTATTAGCACCTTCAATATCTCTAATACCACGTGTTTTAGCTTTGCTATATTCTGTACACGGACAAGAAAACCAGCATATATTAAAATAATCTTGTGGATATTGTTTATAATCAAAATCCATTATATCACATAGATGAGTTGGATTAAACTTTTTATCTATATCTACACTTATAACATTATGTCCAATATATTCACAAACTTTACCAACTGATTTTGTACCACAAAAACATTCAAGAATATTCATTATATTATTAAAAAGATTTTAATTTTAGATTTAAACATTGTATACACTCACTTTTCCGTCATTCAACTGCATAACTCTCAAATACTCACAGAAGTTTTGCATAGTATCAACTCCAGCGGCAACTTCACTCTTCAAATGAATTTCAAGACCACGAGAACCAATGCGTCCACCAGAAAGGCGTGTAGAAATATAATTTTGTAATCCTTGTAAATTAGCATCTTGAGCTCTACCCATATAAGTATCAGTAGTAATAGCACTTCCTTCAGAAGAATATGAATCACGAGAAACAAACACCACACCTTCAGATTGAATGGTTTGAGAAAACAAAGTAGCAATATTATCAACATTAGAAGAATATTCAAATCTATCATTATATCTCAAATTGTATTCAATATCTCCAACTTTACCATCATCATCTCCACCACTAGTTATTGTTGGTGATGCTGAATTATATTTTTGTAGTAAAGCAGTATCAGATAAATCACTATCATTAAGTAATGTAATCACACGACTAACATGGCGATTTGCCATACCGATGTTTCTGACAAAAATACTCGCCAAATTAGCTTGAGTAACACTTGTAGTAATATTTCTGTAATCAACAAATGAGAAACTCATACTTTTATTTTGTTCTGCGAAAACTTGCATCTCATCACCAGAACCATAATAAACACTATCAAAACAAAACTTAAATTCATTTTGATCTATGAGAAAATCTAAACCAGCAGTTTGTCCATTACCAACAACTACACGCTTACTTGGGTCAGACAAAGTCAATTCAATACTTATGGGTTCATCAAACATATACAAAGCGAGAACATGATTTTTCAAAAATGGGAATAAATCAGATAGATCTATAGCATACGACGGAGAATGACTTGGATTATTATGGTTCATATCAGCAAATGGTAATATTTCAGTATTAACAGTTAATCCAGCTTCTGTGAGATCAGTATAATCAACAGTTTCAGTATTTTCACGACCAACATTAACACCAATCACACTTGACGCTTTATCAGAACCAAACTCATATTTAAAATCCATATTCATACTACGACCGCTGGTGTACAATTCACGTTCACAATTATTTTCAGAACGAATGAGTGCCGACTTTAACTGGTGGAGCGCTCCAACATTTGATATTTCATTAACGACTTGATTTCCAATTTTCATGACTGCAGATTCTATGCAACTCATAGCTCCAATTCCTAATGGCATAGTAGACACGGTTACATCAGAAGGGGGGATTAAACTAACAAACAATTTTGAATGAGAGTGTAAAAATCCAGTATTAGAAAGCACAAAACGAGCAAATCCTTTATTTCCATTTCCAGTATCACGGAAGACGACTGGATTTAACAATTCTGTGGAAACCTTTTGTTCATAATTTACTGGTATTTCAGAGAGTTTCAAAAAGTTTGGAACAGCTGGTGTATCACCATTAACATTCATATCCATATTATAGTATTAATAATATAATAAAATATTTATAAAATAAATAAAAAAAAAATAAGTAAAAAATAAAATATTAATTAATTACTTGTAATCCGTTTTCATTAAAAAGTAGAGTGGTTCTTGCCTTGAAATACAAAAAGACCGATTGTGGTGAATCATCAGTCAAAGTAGATTCAAGAGAACAACCCCATTGCTGTGTAGAGAAATCTTGTCCGTTATTAAATTGAGAATATTTCATACCAATACCAAAACATGAACCACCACCGCCTTCAAGTAAATAACTATCAGTTCCAGTAGCACTTACTTTGTAAGCACGATTATTATTGAGATTAGAAATTGCAGTTCTATCAGTTAAATATTCTGGAATAACAGAATCAACAAAATATTTCAAAAGTTCTGGATCAACCACTTCAACAGTTGGGTCTTCACTAATATTAGTCGTAAAATCAAAAGTTGCTGGAAATTTTTGTCCCCCACGTAAAAACTGAATTCTAGAAAAGTGTGCTAAATCACCATTACTTTTGCTCGGATACGTGGTTGCCATACCATTCTGTGCTATATTATTAATATTAGCAGACGGCATAAAGTTCATAAATACGGATTGAAGATTTTTCAATGCAAGTCCGAACTGGAGTTGTGCGTTTGTGCTGTTTATGGTTGTATATAAACTTGTAATACTATTGAATTGATACGAACCGCTGGTTTGTTTAGAAACACTTGCCATTTGGTCTGGTGTAATATCTGCCACTTCACAAGTAAGATTTAAGTTTTCAAATACATAGTGAGCATTAGCAAGATTACTTGCTGTACCAGATTTACAGAATAACGCTTGAAGGTCTGGGGTTAATTCTAACACAATCTGTATAGCACCAAAACTGGTTTCCATTAGATTAATTCCACCGCCAGTGCCTTGAAGAAATCCACACGGCAGATGAGCAGAGAAATGATTTTTACGAGAACCATTTGGATTATTTGCCATAACAGTTTCAAAAAAAGCGTCTGGATTAGGCATAGATAAAACAGATTCTCCCATGTGAGCAATAAGATCACCACACAAAGACGAACCCACTTGAGTGTATGTTTTCATGAAACGTGCATAATTTTTAATAGATTCACATATTTGATGAGATTTAACATGTCTTATAGTCAGTTGATCGAATAAATTGTAAACTCCAAGTGTATTATCCATAGTCAGAT